TGACCAATCTTCTTCAAGAAGGCTAGATCCTCTGGTGTTAGCTCTGACATGTTAGCTCCAACTTGTTAGGATTGATACGGAAATCTCGCAGCTGAGTAGGTCTCCCGAAGCAGCATTGAGAACGCTAGGTGCGCTGACTGCGCCTATATTGTACGTCAAATTAGATGCAGCGAGTTTGTTAAACACTCTGACTACAAAATCTTCTATGCCATTCAAATTTCCTTCGTTATCAAATAACGGCGCAACAACCATAATTTTGAAGGATGCTAAAGGACTGATTGTGTTTCGTGCATTGTTGCTCGGCGTGATGTAGGGATTATCCGGAGAAATAATTATGCTGTTGGCTAATACAACAGATGGTGGAAAAGCAAAAACTTGGTAAAGAGAATTATCGACTAAAGCAGTTGCTAGAGTCGTACGAAGTGTCGTGATTGCTGTTGGCATTGTTAGCCAATCATCGATCTTGGGTCGAGCGCGTGGGCAATCATGCCCCTTATTTTTGCCAGCAATTGCGCTGATAATCTATAAGGGGATGGCTGGAAATCGGCAACGTTAGAACCTGAAAGGGTAGCGGTTCTGCCTTGCCAAATTTCAACACTGACCATGAGGGCAGCGTTAATTACAGCATCATCAGAAGTCCAGTCTGTATAAGTTGTAGTCGATACAGTGCCATAAGGAAAAATTGGGTGATACTGCTGAGCAACAGTGTGATTTGTTGCCACGTTAATTGAATACTCATTTACTGCTGTGATGGTCTTAGTGCCATTATATGAAGCACCTGAATTAGCAATTGTTACGCTTTGTCCTACATAAAAAGTATCAAAAACAGAATCATTAAAATACAAAGTGCCTGTACCTACAACATTGCTGTGAGCTACTGAAAACCATTTAGGTGTCCACAACATTGGAAGAAGCACATCGTCTGCGGCATCGCATACGGATTGAAGGGTCGCGTCTGGATACAATGTGCCAACTCCAAGTGTGCTTCTTAGACTTGCAACTGTCGTGATTGCCATCGCGTTTCCTTTCTAAAGACTCTGGGGAGTAGAGGGCTACTACTCCCCAGAGCGACTTAAAGTGTTGCTAATTAAGCAACTTGTACTGCGCGGAATGCTGATGGGTAGCGATTAACTACACAAACATATCCGTAGAGACCGATCTCAAGCTGACCATTTGCAACGACATTGGCGCGAATTTGTAGCGTGCCGGATTCATGGAATCGCATTGCCATTGTTGGATAAACTAGTCCAACCTTTATGCCTGCTGTGCCACCTGTGTAGTTAGGATCTACTACTAGGTTTAAGCCGCCTACTGTGCCGTTAGTCGAACCCTGTGTGATAAGGCCGTTAGCATTTTGAGGAGCTGCTGCCGCGTATAGAGGACGGCCTGTTGTATCAACTTCACCTAGAAGACCAGCAAAATCAACACCATCGTTTCCACCTGATGTAGCAACCAATAGGTTGTTAGGTGTCTGACGCATTACGCCGAATGAATCTGCAATTGATTTAGCAATTGCCTTGTAAATTGTTGTTGAAGAAGAATCTGATGATCCGTCTGCTGCGATCTTTGCTGCGTACTGATCTGTCTTCTGTGCGTAGCTGGCAGCCAACTCGCGCAAATACAAATCTAAAAAGCTGGGATCTGACCGGTCAACCAACTCAAGGTCGAGCTTGCCCGCGCCCGCGAACTTGACAACATTATCTTCTTGGAAGGTAACTGTAGTATCAGCTGATGCAAATTCTGCTGCTTCTGCTGTCAAATCTACCTGCGCCTGTACTCCAAGCTTAGGCGTAAACACCTTCATTCCACTTGGTGGGAGCTGTGCACGCTCGATCGAATCAATAAACGGACGTGATGAATCGATAATACCGATTACATCCTTTAGGTATGTTGGTGGAACCATACCTGTGTTTTCTGCAACTGATGCAACCTGTAGCGCTGCTACTAGATCGCGTGCATCTGCGTCACCGCGTGATGCGTTTAATTGCGCCTTAGCATATTCACCTGCTGTGATGTTTAGGTTAAGACGAGGATTTGTGTAGTAACTTGCTGTAACTGTAGGGCGAGCAGCTTCTACAGCCGCTGCTTCTACTGGTGCTGCTTCGACTGTAGTGTCTTCCACGACTGTCTCGCTTTCTGTTTGTTTGGTTTCTTCAACAGGGATAACTTCCTCTGCTGCGATCTCTAGTATTTCTGCTGATGCAAATGCAGGAACAGTTACTAAAGAAACTTCTTTTAACTTAGCTTGTGATACAACTGTGTAGCCATCTTTAGAAGGCTGTGATGCAATTATTTCAGCACCAATGCTAAGTCCTGTAACGAGCCCTTCTTGAGCCATAATCAAAGCATCTGATCCTGCTGTGCTGCGGCTTAAACGAAATACAGCATAAATGCCATCTGCTTTTTGTTCTGCTGAAATCATTTTGCCGATTGGCTTTTGTAAATTGTGTTGTGACAATAAACGAATCTTTGATGGATCAGCAATCTCAATAGAGTTAGCTGCAAATGTGTATTTTCCTAGATTTGTGCTACCAATTTCGCCTGTTCCCATAGGAACAATCTTTCCAGAGATTTCGCGGCGTTCTTCTGAACATTCAATTGATGATGCTTCGATGTATAAAGTTTCCATTAACTGCCATTTCCGTTAGGTGTTAGATCTTCCATTTCCATAGCCTGTTCAGTTGTAATTAAACCAAGTGCAAGCATCTTCTCTAGTACAAGAAGTCTTTCCATTGGTTCTGTTCTCAAGAATGTTTCGTTCAAATTGAATTTTACATAATGTCCAATTGTGGATACATCATCCATGCTAAGTCTAGATTCAATTGCTGAAACGTAAGGTTGCAATGTCAAAGCTACTAATTGTTTTCTTTCTTCAATTACGTTGCTATAAGTCATGCTCTGATTCATAGATGCTGATACATAGTAAGGATCCACCGAACAAAGTCTGGCGCATTCAGTTGCTAAATTTTGAATTGCATCTGTATAGCCCATGTCCTTAGGACTAAAGCCAATAGTTTGGTAATCGATCGTGGAAGTTAAATAAGCGACTCCGTTGCCACTTCGTGCTTTTTTCCAAGCTGCAAGAAGACCAGATACTTCACTAGGTGGAAGATCGGCGCCTGTATTTTTTAGGAAGCCCGTTGCGTTTGGAGTTTGCAAAGCAATACTTGCAGCATTTTGTGCATCAAGTGCAGCTTTAATTGTTTTACCGCCAACAGCCAAAATGCCTTCGTCTTTTTGGAAAGTAATTAAAGATCCAAGACCTGACATCGGCAAAGGCTTACCATCTAAAAAGTATTGCGTGACAAAATTGTTTTCTGAATCCGTAACAAATGTTACGCGGCTGTTAGCAACCCATTGCGCGTTTGCCATTCTTCCGTCTTCAACATAGGTCTCTGTAATTAACCAGTAACTGACACCAAACATAAGAAGACTATCTAAAGTAAAATACATTGTTTCAAATCGTGGCTGTGCTTTAGAAGGTTGCTCAACCCAGCGAGGCGAAGAAATCATTTCGCCGGTGGACTTCTTGTAATACTCAAGTGGGATCGATGCAATTGTTCCCGCAATTAGGTCTCTACATCTTTTGATTGCTGGCACTTGGAGAGCTTGTGTGCGAGTCACCAAGATTGGATAATAATTACCGAATGACAGGTAAGAGTCAGACATTACCTGCGGCGCGTTTTGCGCTTCAATGATTTGCGGCTTACGCGAAAAGATACCCATAGACAGAAATTGTACCATTTGTCAAGTAATTAGACAATCTGTTACGGCGTGTCTAACCGACTATAATCTCCGGCTTTGACTGTGGCTTCATTAAAGTGGACACGATCATTGCCAGTGAAATCGGCGCGGACACATCGCCGGCGGATTTCCTGCGGATGATTCTCCATCCGTGATCGCTTTCTTTTGCCGCGCAATTGTTCATTTGTTCCAAAAAAATGTCTTGACCCGAATGAACGACCCTATGATTTACGAGACTGTCAAGGTAGTCCGAACATGCCTGATAGAACTTTTGCCCTGAAACATCTTGTATCTGGACTCCAGCATTAGCTAAGCGTTCTGCAATAGTTGCCGTGGTATATTTGTCATGGCATACAGCTTTTGGACGATAAATATCGCACCACGCTTTGATACTAGCGGCAATTTTCAACTCGTCCACTGCTGTATCGCTGTAGTAAGTCTCTAGGATTCCAATACCGATCCGTCCGTCAGGAAGTATCTGACCGGCGCAAAGACTTGCATTTCTTTTTGACGGACTTACGTCAAACCCGAATACTGTATAAGCTCCAGCTGACATTTGAAGATCGCTATCGCTAGTTTCCTCAAGTATGCCCATCGGCCAAGGGCTGCTCAAAGCGTCAATCCACGAACACAAGGTCTCTGTGCGAATAGACTCAACTGTGCTCATCGCTAACGTCTCTCGAATCGCATCTTCTGTAACTGTGTAGTTAAGTGATGGATTAGCCATAGCGACTGCATCCCAAAATTCTTCTGAGTTAGGATCGATCTTAATATACTGTGGCGCAGAATACTCCCAGTAGCCTAATTGCTTAGGTGGATACTCCATCGCCCTATTTCTCATATCGTTCAGCACTTTTGAAAACGCATCTCCGGCATTGCTGCTAAATAGTGATTGGGAATTGGCGCGTGCACGCGTGACTGGACTAGCCGCGATAAAAGCCTGTTCATCAATCTCACGAAGCTCATCAATCCATAGAAAGTCTGCTGTTCTACCGCGAGCACCATCTCTGGTCGCAGCTACTACGTCTAAGCGGCATCCGCCGAACTCCGGCAGCAGCTCAATTGACTCTGTGCCGTTGGCATAACGGATTGCCTTGACCTGACACATCAAGAAGTCATGGCTTTCGATCATCGAGGCTATCTCTCGGAATGAGGTCAAAGCCATACCTCTATTTGAGGACATCATCAGGATGTTCTTCTCACGGAATATGAATAAACCCGCAAGTACCCTCATTCTGGCTAGATGAGTCTTACCGCACTGTCTCGATGCCAGCACCAAGTTACTTTTACGATGGAACATCCCTTGAGCGTCAATTTTAAGCATATCTTCAAGCACATGGTACTGCCACGGCAATAAAGGCATGCCAATTTGTTCTGCGAGCTTGGCTACCTCATCGACTCTGGATTTGCCTTTAATAGGCGCATTAGACAGGCGTGGTTTCGTCTGCCCCAATCTCTTTCGTTTCTTAGTTGCCATGTTTCTAGTCTAACTCGGTTCCGGTCGGTTTATGAACGGACTGTCTTGGACTGGTTTGGCGCGTGTCGGGGAGATAGGAGCAGGAGAGGCATAGGGGGTAGAAGTAGAGCCTAAAAAAAGGGGTGCTGAGCGTGCGCCCTTCGATGAGTTACATTTGCGACAGGCAGAAGCCATGTTTTCCGGATCCAGAGGATGACCACCATTGACCAATGCAATCAAATGATCAACTGTGTCAGCTGTGCCTTGACAGTACCGGCACGTGTAGTTATCCCTAGCTAGTACTTGAAGCCTTACCTTCTTGTATGCAGTAGTAAGTCTAGGGTCGTTATTCTTTAATGCCAATTGTGTTTAAGCCAGTGATCTTTAGCATTGCATGGAGTGGAATAGCGATGCTTGATGTAGCGCAAGCCCCACTCCACTTGCTGTATTGGTGTAGCTGTTAATAGCCATTTGCTTCTACCTTGAGGTATCCCTGCATGACTGCCATTACGCGCATCGGGATTCCATGCGCTTTCCTTACCATAAAGGAAGGCTAAGCATTTGTATTGCTTCATATCATTCAATGAATAGTAAGCATATTGTTTAGGTGTCATCTTTATATTCGTTATATCAGAACTACCTGCATTAGCCATAAAGCATAGAGATAGCCCAAAACCTAGTAGCACCCCTCGCGCTATCCGCTTCGGCGGCGCGAGTTGAACGCTTGAGGCGTTCTGCGAACTTAGGTTACCACGTGTGTCAAATCCATTTATATAAGTGCTGGTCAGATCGGCGTTTTGCATTACTGACCCCCAATCTTTATCGGTTATCGGTTGAGTAAAAGCCCTTGCCCTTTAAGATAGTAGGTGTAGCAGCTATAACTTTAAGCATAGGTTCATTGCAATAGGTACATGGAATTATTGGTCGATCGTGCCATCCGTGATAGATCTCTTGACTAAGATTGCATCGTGTGCATTTGTAGTCGTAGGCTGGCAAGTTAAACACCTCTTTATCATGTAAGACCCACAGCCTGTGCAGCGGTCAATGTCTGCTTCTGTGGGTTTGCTATTAAGATGACCGTATTTAAGTTGGAGTAGTGGTAATAGATCTTCCAGTCTAATAATACAGGCGTAATCTTCCGGACTTTCGCCTTGTCCATTAAGGCGCATCACTGCAAATCCTAATTCCCCCGAAATGGATGTGCGAGCTTTCAATTGCGCCAGATAACTGAGAGGCTGAAATGCTTTTCTTGCCTTGACCTCACAGTCAAACGGAACTCCTTGAATATCTTTACCACTACCCCTTCCGACAGTTGCGTTTTGCCAGACAGTCGATAGGTACTGTGCGACTACACGCTCTGTGCGGAATCCTCTGTGCTTTCTGTGCTGACTAGCCATTAACTGCTTTACATTTAGCGCATTGCCATGTAACTACACCATTGACAGAATCAGAAGAAATATCTTCAAGCTCTCTGATCTGCACTGGCTCATTGCATAACTGACATGGTACAAAGGCAGACATGAGATCGACCCATTCACCATTGATCTTAATTCCTATGTTACCCATCATTAGCCCCTTGCCTTTTGTGGTTGCCATTTGCCCTGACTATTGATCTCATACCATATTGTTGGACACTTACCTTCAAAGCCTGCATGTCCTAGAGCTGTGCATTGATACGAAGCCCAATCCTTACCGGTCTTCTGGGAATGTCCGGTCTTCCAGACCATGCTGCCATGCTTACAGCTGGGAACTTCCGATGCTTCTGCTGTACCCATAATTTCTGCAACATTTTGCATAGCTTTGTCAAGCGTAATTGGAGCGTCTACTACCTTCATGTATTCATTGACAGGTGTAGTCCAATAGTCCTGATCTTCTGGCTTAATCTCTGATACAGGCGGTTTTTCTGTTTTCTTAGCTACTACCTTATTCATTTCTTCTCTAGATGGCTTATGCTTGTCGATGCCGATGTTCGCATGACCGCAAGCAACACCAATTGCCGAAGTAAGTCCGTTTTCCAGAGCAAAATCTTTATTGACGCCCCTGTCCGTAATAACCTCATTTGCAAAACCAGTCGAGAATGGCTTTTCATCTGTGGTTTCTCGATACAAACGTGCAGCCACGATAAAACGCTTATCAGACCAATCAAGTATTTCTGCTTCAATCCGTCCATTAGGATACCTTTTCCAAAACTCAATAACTCTTTCTCGTACAGTGGTGTACTCATCCAAATTAAACATAAAGCTCGTTCTCCTCTGTAGCTAACTGACCCATTAAAGCAATGTAAGCTGCTCCATCGATATAGTTATCGGCTTTGTCTGGATTTCCGGTGCTAGCTCTGGCAATCTTGACGAGTGCAAGAATGGCGCAGACTTGGTAGTCCGTGACTGGCATTTGTAAGTATGCTGAGATGAGCATTGCGGCGTGTTGCATGTTATCTTGAGGATGACCATAGTCGTTGAGACCACGATCTTGGATAATGTCTGTTGCACTTTGTAAGATCTCCGTATATTTCATTCTTCCCAAAATTCCTGTCTGCTTATGGATCGACCACGATGCCAACCCTCTCGGATACCACGTTCTTTGCCTATTCTATAAGCATCAATCGCTACAATAGTCATTCCAAAAAGCACCCCAATGATGCAAATTAACAATAGTTTGTCTGTGTTACTCATTATTTAACCGCCCTTAACTTAGGATAATGTCCGTTCATTTGAATATATTCTTGTAATGTGACCGCGCTCTTATACTCATTGCAATCTGTGCAGACATGAGTGATGGTCATATCAAAACCGCAATAACAGCAGTAATAGTTCTCAACTTTAGGCGCTCCGTATATCTCAATAGTAGCCATTATGCGACCTGATATTCAGTGACAGCGTAATCGGTAAGGATGACATATTGATCAAGTGCTTCATCGTATGTTTCCTGATACTTAATCTCGCGTTGGATGAGGAAGTTGCGCGCTAAAATCAAAGCTGTGCGGTTATCGAACCAGAAAGCCCATAGATGATCAAAAGTGACATGTGGCTCAAAACGATCAGCTTGAATTTCCCAATCGTAGCCATTCCATTGCATTTGTGTATTGCTTAACATATCGAAGTCTTGCTCTGTAATTAACATTGTGTGCCCTATCGTCCTTAGAACTAATGCCCTTCACTAGCTCTGTAGGAATACGGTCTCATGCCTAGATAGGCTGGTCAAGCACATTTAGGTAACGAAATGATAACGATTATCTAGGTCTGCCGTACACCTTGCCATTAACAATAAAGGTGCCGTTCTTCTCAATGTAAATCAAATCGACTTGTACATTCTTACCCTTGACATAAATGATAGAAAATGCTTGCTGCCAATTCATCACCCCATGGGTATAACTGGCACGCTGGGTTTCCATGATGTGTCCACTTTCCACACCATGCAGGACACGGCCTATACGACCCGCAGAAGCCTCTGAGAACGATGATCTTCCGGCTCTGTGCGTGTGACCCGAGATAGTGGATTTACCACGCCTACGAGCCCCTTCCAAGGCCGATAAGCCCCCTTGTGGCTTGATTGGTGTGTGGTCTCCATGGACTGCAATCCAGTTAGGCGCAATCGGCATTTCATCACGCCAAAACTTTATACCTAATTCATCGAGCTTTAGAAACTTCTCAAAGCGCAGCTCGGGCAATGAACCCAATGCTGGGATTTTACTACTTATCTGATTGTAAAGTCTGTCTGTGTGGTTGCTACGGATCATGTCCGTCACGCCAAATTCCCATAAGATATCCACAGTCATATCTCGGTTATCGCCTAAAGTTTGAGCAAACCAATCAGCTTTGCCCTCGCTCCAGCGCCCAAGTTCTGTCATGTCCATTTCATCGCCAAGGGTTACAGTTTGATCAGCCTTAAATGCTCGGGCAAAACGGATTAAATTAGCGGTAACGTGTGCATCATGCAGGGGAATCTGCATGTCTGGAATAACCAGTATTTTCTTAATCGTCATCCTCATCTTCATAATTGCCCAGCTTCTCTGGCTCTACTGGGTCTGGCAAGATCCAGCGCGGATAAGAGGGAACATCTGTAATCATGAACAGAGCAATGCCTTCACTAAATCCAGCTTTGCGTAATGATTTCCAGTACTCATGCAGGCCAATGCAGTAAGCATCTAGCTTTGAGTAGCCTTGCTCCTCTAGCTGCTTAGTAGGTTTCCTTGCCATGACAAAATTATCGCTTCTCTAATAGTGAGATGATGGTATCGACACGCGCTTCCAGTCTAGTAACTTGATCCCTCATTGATGATCCGCTGTTAGGTTTTAACTCGCTCAGATAATGCTTGACAAGCCAACGAACCGAACTGACAAATCCAGTAACGATTGAGATTATTGCAACCGCAAGAGCCGCCCAGTTAAGGGCATCCATTACTTCTTAATGCCCATAGCAGGATCGTTAGGTGAAAGGTAACGAAGCACAGGTGGAAGGATAGAAGCAATACCTGCTGCAATTAGAGCTTTCGGATCTGTGACCCCTGCCGCTGCCATCGAGATGACTGCTACTAAGAAGGCTCTAGCCCATGAACCTGCTGCTGTCTTTAGTTCATTCATTACTTGCTCCTAACATAGGTACTTGAAAAAAAGCCCCATCATTGTCAGCTTCTTTCTTAAAGCTGAAATGAACGTGCTTGTTGTGTTTGTTAGCCCCTGTGTATTTACGCCATTTCCAATTAAGGATGCTGGAGCAGATCCTGCCATCAAATATGATGTAACTGATTCGCTTTTCTGACTTAGACTTGCAAGCGAGACGAATCTGATCGACAAGGTCTCCCATGACATCTGGCTTCCCGCCTTTGTGCAAGTCTTTGTCCACATCAATGGCACGTACCCACCCAAGCTCGCAAGGTGTATGATCCGACTTGCGTAAAGCGTGTCGGCTATCACCGATCCACCCATCCGAAAGCCGATCTCTATCTGGGAATGTGTCATCAAACTGTTCCCGCAGTTGCTTAGCAGCTTTACTTAGCTGAGGCTTCATCTGCTCGCATTGCCTCATAATGTGCTTTAGTCATAGAGGTGAACTCATCATTACCATGATCAATAATTGCGTGTTCTTCGCCATTGACTTCGATAAAAGTTACATTGTCCATTTTATAGCTCCGCACTAAATCCGATGTAGCCTGATGTTGAATTGTTGTTTTCTAAAGTTTGATATGAAGCAGCCACAGCTCCTGTGACAGTTACTTCTACATGTGCTCTAGTATTAGAATTGTTGGAGCTATTAAACACCACAGCACTGGCTGCGAGTAAAGTGCTAACATTGCTCAAAATTGCTAAGGTTGAAAATTCAATAGTGTATGGAATCGCACGCATTGGAACAGGTAAAGGAATCGCAATACTTGCATTTGTGGTTGAAGTCGTATAACCATTTCCGTAAGTCGCGTATGCCGCGGTTGTCACACCATTAGCAGCACCTAGACGGACATAATATCTTTGGCACATAGCCAGTTCAGCCTGTGGACTTCCACCACTTGCAGTCTGAAATGGAGTCATTTTTGCCCCGTACTCGGCCTGAACACCCCAAATATCGAAAGTGTTTGATTGAATACCGAGTGTGCCAGTACGAGCATTAAAGTTAGATCCTGCTGAAACATAGATACCAACGATTAAATGCGAATCGTTGTTTGTTCCGACTGTTTTTCCTGAAATTGAAGGCACAGCGATAGTATAAGAATAACGCGCCCAAGATGTAGTTATTGCTAGTTTAGCAGGTGTGGCAATAAGTGTATTAACTGTGGCACTTGGACTTCCACCTGTTCCAAAGTTCTGTTGTAACTCTACGGCTATTGATGGTGTGCCTGTTGCAGCTTTAGCCCAAAAAGATACTGTGATTGTTTGACCAGCAAAAGTTCTTACATTTTCAATTCTTTGTCCTAAACGACTATTAACCGCGGCACTTGTTTGTCCAGTTGTTACAATGCGGCAAAAGTTGGTGCCTTCGTAACCTGCGACAGGAGCAGCACCAGTTGCAAAGACCTGAGTGCTAAAAGTAGCAGTACCATCTCCGGAAATGTCAGCAACCCATCTATCAAATCCATAACCAGAAGCTGTTGAAGATGTAAAGTTTCTTTGATTGATTGAGAAGTCACCATTGATTATTTTATTGCCGCCTGCTTTACCGAAGCCGCTATTCCACAAAGAGGTGTCGATGGAATCGCCTAATGTGCGAATGTCTGCCGCGCCATTTTTGACAAGGCTACTGTTGTCTGGTTCTGACCAGCCATAAAAAGGTGATAGTGCCATTAGGTTAGTGCTCCGATCGCGTTAGTCCAAGTAAGTGTACCATTTACGCCTGTCCAGATGAGAGAGGCTGGCAATACTGTTTCCCATTGAGTAGTTGATAGTGAGAAGTCTGTTGCTGAAATGTACAGAGTCATCTCAGTAAAACTAGGGGTTGCTCTTAATGCGACATTCTCCACAAAGCCATCAAACTGACCATCAAGCAAGTTAGAAGGCAAATTGGTGATCTGCATAGGCTGACCAAAGAATACCCCGATAAGACTGTCAAGCATGGCAGTTGGAATGTCTGGATTATCTAGACGGAAGGTAATTGCTCCAAGTGAGCTTCTAGGGTTCTTGCGCAGTAAAAGCTCTCTAGTGCCAATTTGAGTGATGTCTGCAAGGTTCTTGATGTTAGAGTCGAACGAGCGCTCAAACAGGCCGTAAGCGGCTATGGAGTCGCTATCTGAGGTGGTGTAGGTGCTGGCGTATCCTGCGGCATAGCGATAGATAAGGCTGTTACGGATGCGAGCAGTCTGAGTTGTGGACTGGATAGAGGTAGGTGTTGCATACGCGCCATCGATGTTAGTAAAGCCATTTGCTGCAAGCAGGTTAGATCTGTGGTCTGCATCTGCATAAGAGACATCTCCGTCCTTTTCCTCATAGAGCTGGCCTAGTGCGCTATTGGCAATCTGATCTGCAAGTGTCTGAGACTTAGCAGAAGCATTAGCAGCTAGTGAAATCATCGTGTAGAAGCCTGAGTCAATCTCGCCAATGTAGGACTCAGCATCTAGCCATGTCTGTGTTGCAGGATAAGTATCCCATGTAACAGTTGGTGTGACTTCTGCCCATGACAGGTTAAGAGCTGCGCCAAGGATGGCTGAGATCTGTGCGCCATCTAAACCTTCTGCAAGTGCTGTGTTAAAGATAGCCTTTGTAAGTCTAGCAAGTGAGCCAATGCCTAAGATGGTGCCAGTAGTAATAAATCCAGATTCCTCAGGGCTACACACACCGATGTTAAAGTCTGAGACCTCACCGCCAAAAACTGTGACATAAGTGCCAGAGCCATTTTTAAGCTCTAGGGTAATTGGCTCGGTGACATTGATTGTAAAGGGTGAGTTATCTGTATTGATAATCTCTACTCGGCAGTAACCTGCTGTGGCTTGTCGATCAATGTCTAAGCGACCAGATGCGAAAGAGACAGAAGTGACAGTCGTATAGACATCATCACCGACTGTTACGCGCCATTCTGGAAGCCATGTCATTCGTACGAACCAGCTCTTAGAGTGCCGCGCTGTGCTGCTTCGATAAGGATTTGGTCAATGGCTTCTGCAATAGCGTTAGGATCGCCTACGCCTGTGTTTACAGTAATGTTTACAGTGGGTGTGGTTTGTGCACTTGTGGTCGTAATTAAACCTTGTTTGTATGACGCAGAAGAATCTGTCATAAATGTAGGTGCTTGTGCAGTTATCGTAGATGTCGCTAGCAATTTTAGTCGCGCTGCTCTTTCTGCTGCTGAATCTGTTATCGATCCACCTAAACCATCATTAGGTGCTGGCGATATCCCAGTAATTGGTTTAGTTGAGCCTGTTGTAGCAAGGTTAATCTTGGCTAACAAATCAAGAGCTTTTTCTAAATTAGTAAGATTAATTAAATCTTTAGGCTTTAGGGTTTCCAACAATGATTTAATGTCTAGAAGTTTAAGATTCTGTGCTCCCAGCGTGCCAAGCACCTTTAAGTCTGCATTAAGTTTAGCTGTGGCAGCGATGATGGCTTTCTCATCGTTAGCCGCAATTGCATCTTCTAAAGCAAGGATTGAACGCTTGACATTAAGGCGAGCTGTGTCATTAGCAATTTGCAATACCTGTGATGAAGTGGTTGCTTTACCTAACAGTTCTGCCTGATTGGTAAGAGCTGCTGCAACCTGAATCTTGTCAAGGTCAAAGACTTCTTCACCCTTATTAAGTGCAAGGTTGGCTTTGTCGATTGCCTGCTGGAGTTTCTTAGCATTTAACTTTTTTATTTCGTCTGCTGTAAGTTTTGTAGAAATCTTGGAAATCTTGGAATCGACTTTGTATTGTTGCTGTAATGATTGAAGATGCTGGTTGTCAGATGACTTTTGAATAGCAGAAATTTTACCGGCGGCGCTTGCAATCTTGTACCATGAACCGACAATCGGAATCATGCCAACATCGAACTTTAACCAATCAGGCACTTTGTCATCAAGAGCTTGAATCTTTTCAATTAACTTACCGATGCCGCGAATTACATTGGCGGTCTCAGTGGCAAAGTTTTGCATACTAGCAGATAGATTTTGTACGCTGTCATCTTCTCCTAGACCTTTAAGGGCATCAAGAAGACCCTCACCAATAATCTGCTTAGCATCATCGGCTGCATTAGCCAATTTCTGCATCTGGCCTGTAGGGGTATTGGCTAGGTTCTTATTAAAATCCTTGTAAGTAGAATCAAGCACCTTGACAAGAGCTGCTGCTCTTTCCGTTTCTGTGCCTTCCTTGATTGTTTTTTTAGTGACATCATCGAGAACGAATCCAACTTTAGTAAGAGAAGCAAAATTTCCATTAAGGGCTTGTGCAAGTCCATTAGTCATCTGCTTAAACTGATCAGCAGAAGCTGCTGCGCCTTTTTCTGCTGTTACATAATCAAGAATGGCAGGGGTAAGGGTTTTAATCGTATCGATCTGTAAATTAAAAGTTGCAAGCTGTGACTGGGTTTGAGTGATGTTTTCTTTATTAACGACACCAATTGCCTGTAATGCAGCAGCTTGATCATTCAGAGCTTGGATCTGTGCGTCAGTTGCTCCAACTGTGACCTTTACAAGGTTAGCCAATCGCTCTTGTTGAGCCTGTGCTTCGAGTGCAGCTTTGACAGATGCCTTACCGAAAGCAAGAATTTGAGCAGTACCAAAACCAAGACCGACTGCTCCAGCTAGTTTCTTTACATTTCTAGTAAGTTTTTCTGTTGAAGTCTCGGCTTGCTTAAATGCTTTTTTACCAGTGAATTGTGCGGCAATATCAATGACAATGTTACTCATGCTGATTCCCTTACACTGCTCACTGTTGCACGCTTATTTAATTTGTTTTGTGCTGTTTCAATAGCTCTAAAAATCGCAGCTGTCTGCTTTCCTTCGTCTTTTTCCCACGCACGAAAAATTACACGGCCACGCATGTCTTGACCTTCACGCTTGCGACCATAAAGAGGGCCTTGCTGAACAAATATAGCGCCTGCATTAGGGTTGTTAGACTTACTTTTTGCAGAATTTTCAGGATAAGCACGACCGGCAGTTTCATAAATAGCACCAGCAGCAGATTTGTTTCTTACGCGGAAAAGAGATCTAAAGCCTTTAGAATTTGGTTTTCCGTATCCTGTGCGATAAACAATACCGCGCTTGATAGTTGCTGCATCGTATAAAGGAAACATGCGAACACGACCTTCGGTGTTGAAGGTTCTAAACATAGAAGTTTTAGCAGTAATCTTGCGACCACTACGATTTTCATTCCAGTTATACAATCCGCCTGGAGCAGCATTAGGAACAAAGCCTCTAGCAGAAGCCTGAATAACTTTAAGAGAACCTGTGATCTCTTTTGTTAATTCTTCTGCTAAATCCGGAGCAAACTTGTTAAGAGCTTTGCGAAGTTCGATGACGCCCTTTACTTCTGTTGGCATCGTTCGTCTCCTTCGCTTCATCTTTTAGACCTTGAACTAGAGCATCTAGCATGGTCTTATCTAATTCCAATAAGTGCTGCGGCGCGATGCCCAACCGAATACTCAAACGAGCTATAAGGTAGGTGAAGGGCTGATCGCGCTTTAGGCTAAAGGGTCTGAGTCCAACACTTCCACGCTTCTTAGCGTGTCGATGAACTCAATTGAAAATGGCTTCACAGTCTCACCCGATCTGCGAGTCACTTCCCAAGCAAGCCAATAGACCATGGTCTGCATTTCGTCTTCACGAAAAGCACGATGGAAACCCTTTTTGTGATGTAATTCAAATGAGTATTCCACGCTAGGCGTGATCTCACCAATCAATTCACTTCCGTCTGTACGAACGATCTTTAGTTTTGCCATTGTTTTGCCCCTTTGTTAGTTAGTTAGTTTATGACCAAGTACCTGTAGTTGCAAGAGTTGTCTTGCTATTGCATGTAAATGTGATGTCAATTGTGCCTTCATCGCCTACAGCACCATTGATGTCTGTAAGATTGTCCACAAAAATTGTACCCGAATACAATTTGTTCGTTGCTGAAACAGCAACATCAGAAACCTGAATTGCTTGGAAAGCAACAGTTGAACCAAAAGCATCTTGAAGTGTTGCTAGAACATTTGAAGCTGCTGTGTCGTTCAAAAATGAAACAGTAATCGTATCCGCTGACAATCCAGCAACCATCTTATGTGCAGTATCGCCCATGGCTGTGACCTCGATAGCATCTACGATGCGGTTCAGTGTGAAAGCAGTTACATGGTCTGAAAGATTGACTGTAGCAATCTTAAAACCAACCTTATTGTTTAGAAAAATTGCCATTGTTTATTCCTCGTCCTTCTTTGTAGTTACTGGTTTTGCTGCTGGTACTGCTGGAGTCTGACCAATCTTCTTCAAGAAGGCTAGATCCTCTGGTGTTAGCTCTGACATGTTAGCTCCAACTTGTTAGGATTGATACGGAAATCTCGCAGCTGAGTAGGT